GATGCAAAGGCAGAGTATGTCCCGCTTTCAAACGATCCGAAAATAACGGACGCTAAGCAAATGGAACTTATTAATGACAAGGTTTATAAGTATTTTAATGTCAGCGCATCCATAATAAACTCCGACTATACCGAAGAACAGTGGAATGCGTTTTATGAGTCGGTCATTGAGCCGAACGCCATTGAAATGTCGCTTGAGTTTACTGCGAAGGTGTTCACACAGCGTGAGCAAGGGCGAGGCAATGAGATTATCTTTGAAGCCAATCGCCTGCAATACGCATCGAACGCAACGAAGCTGAACCTCATCACTGTGATGATGGACAGAGGCCTTTTGTCGATGAATGAGGCACGCGATATATTTAACTTGGCACCAATACCAGACGGCGACAAACGCATTGTGTCATTAAATTTTGTCGATGCGTCAATCGCTAATCAATATCAAATAGGGGGTGCGCCAAATGGAGCAACAACCGATGCGCAAGGACCGGGAGTACCGCAAAGTGATGTCGTTCGAACTGAGACAAGCGGAGACGGACAGTGACGGTTTATACGTCGAGGGCTATGCGCTCACGTTTGACCAACCAACCGTACTTTACGAGATGGACGGAATCGAATACAAAGAGATGATTGACGCCCACGCACTGAAAGCAAGTGACATGTCGGACGTCATTTTCAATTACAACCATACGGGCAAGGTTATGGCCAGAACGCGCAACAAGACACTTGAACTAAGTGTCGACGAGCGTGGTCTGTTCGTTCGTGCCCGGCTTGACGGGACTGAAGAAGGTCGTAAGCTGCACGAAGAGATACGCGGTGGTTACATTGACCGCATGAGCTTCTCTTTTACGGTCAGCGAACAAAGGTATGACAAAGAAAATAGAATGCGCGTGATTACAGGCATTCGCAAACTGTACGATGTGTCCGCGGTGGATATTCCCGCTTATGATACTACTTCGATATCTGCACGTAGTTTTTTCGAGGCGGAGGCCGAAGAAGAACGAAAAGCGCTGGATAGCGCAGCCGCGCGGAAGAAGTTATTGCTCAGAACATTCACATTTTAGGAGGGTAAATCATGAAAAGATTGCACGAAATCGAAGCGCGTAAGCTCGAGATCCGTGACATGCTCAGCAGTGATGCAGAGATTGACATGGAGTCCATTGACACAGAACTTCGCGCACTGGAAACCGAGAAATCCGAAATCGAAAAGCGCCAAGCACTTGCAGGTCAAATCAACATCGGACAAGTCGAAGCAACACCAATTATCAAACCACAAGTTGAAGAAAGAGGGGTAGAAAAAATGGAGAGAGAGCAATTGTTATCGTCCCAAGAATACCGCACAGCATTTTTCAAAAACCTACAAGGCAAACCAATGAGCGAGGTAGAGCAACGCGCACTTACTACTGCGGCAGTTAGTGCAGGATCTGCGGTTCCGACTCAAACATTGAACCAAATCATCGACAAGCTTCGCCAAACAAGCGCACTTTACAACTACATCACGGTATCCTTCGTTCCGGGCAACCTTTCGTTCGTTGTTGCGAACGCGAAGAACGCAGCTAACTGGAAAACAGAAGGTTCTGCAGGTACTGCTGCTGACGACACTGTCGTGTCTGTTACGCTTGGCGGTTACGAAATCATCAAGTTGGTCGAAATCAGTGCGGCTGCAACTGCAATGACAATCGACGCTTTCGAGTCTTATATCAGTGCTGAAATCGGACGCCAATTGTCCATCGCATTTGAGAACGCAATCGTGAACGGTGACGGTTCCGGCGAACCTACTGGTATCCTTGCAGGTATCACTTGGGGAGCAGGTAACTCCACAGATTTCACTGGCGTAAATGATTTGTATGACACATTGATGGACGCACTTGGCCTTCTTCCGACTATGTACCACCAATCTTCTGTATTCGTGATGAACCGCAAAACATTGTTTGGCGGAATCCGCAAAGTTAAAGCATCTGACGGTCAACCAATCTTTGCTTACAATCCGCAAGACCGCGCTGCTATGACAATCCTTGGATATGGCATCGTGCTCAACGACTACGTTCCAGACGATGTTATCTTGCTTGGTGACTTCTCTTACTACCGTTTGAACTTCTCCCAAGCACCTACAATAGAAGCGTCCCGCGAAGCTGGTTTCACTTCCGGCAAAACAGTATATCGCGGTCTTGCAGTAGCTGACGGTAAGCCTGCACTTGCAGAAGCGTTTGTAAAAATCGTTAAAGCCTAATAGCAAAGGAGCGTGAGCCAGATGGCAATGCTCGCTAACGTCAAGGTTGCGCTGCGCGTCACGCACACCGCACTTGATACAGAAATTACAGATTTAATCGCAGCCGCTCGTCAGGATTTAATCCTGGCGGGCATACTGCCTGCAAAAGCTAACAGCGACACCGATGCTCTGATTAAACGTGTAATCACCACATACGTCAAAGCCCATTTTGGATACGACAATCCCGATCATGAGCGTTTACTCGGTGCGTATACGCACCTCAAGTTGTCGCTTTTGTTAGGGGATGATTACACATGATGTGGCGCGATGTGATTACACTGCAAGCGGAGTCGATGACCATTAACGAATACGGTGACCGCGTTTTCAACAAAACGCCGGTCGTCGTATTTGCAAATAAGAAATCGATTCGGCAATCAGAGTTTTATCAAGCGTTTGCTACGGGACTGAAGCCTGAACTGATGTTCGAGGTTCGTTCGGTTGACTATGACGGACAGCCAACTCTGCTTTTTAATTCAAAAGAGTACGTTATCATCCGCACGTATTCTAAGAATGACGAAATCACAGAGTTAGTCTGCTCTGGAATGGTTCAGACGGGAGGGTATTGATATGCCAATGCCAAGAAGTATTACAAGAGTTAATCGAAACGGTGTGCGCTTCACCTCGAATGTCAACCGAGCGGAGTATACACTGACGGAATTAACACGCGCAGCGCTTCGCGATATTGGAAAACTGATTACATTCCAGGCACGTAACAAGGTTCGGCTAATTGCAAAAGGTTCGATGAAGCGTTCAAAGCGCGTCAAGAATGCGTTTCAGTCTTGGAATAGACGCCGTGAGACAGATTTGCAGGTCGGAATCAAGCATGAAACGTGGTACGGGGTTGACCAAGAACTCGGTCTTGACGGTCAACCGAAACGTGACATTTTGCGCAAAACCGTATTTGAAAACATCGATACTATTCAACAAATATCGGCCAAGTACCTCAAGCATATCGAAGACGAGATGACTGCACAGCGTATGATTGACGAGAACGCTGAGGTGGCTGACGATGATTAAGATGCTCGAAATTCGTAAGCAACTCAAAACATTGATGCAGGCCACTGGCAAGCAGGTGTTTTATCAGAAGGCTGCACCCAATGCAGTCTTTCCGTATCTTGTGTTTGACATCGCCAACAGTATCGACGACGGGACGCTGGAGCGGTTCACTCTTGACGTCGATGGATGGGGCAACGATGAGAACACGTATGACATGGAACAGATGATGCACCTCGCAGACCAGGCGCTTCATCGCACCACGCTTTACATCGAAAGTGCCGGTGAACAACTTGGCATAAGCGTTTACCGAGAAAACCGGCTGACGTTCGATGAGACGGACAGAAGGGTATATCGCAGGCGCTACATTTATCAAATTAGAACGCATGAAAATTAGGAGGGAAACCACATGGCAGTAGCAGATATCATTTTAGGCGATGGCGTGTTCCAAATCAATAACGTCACTGTTGGACTTACACGCGGCGGCGGTCAGTTTACCGTAGAACGTGAGTATCGTGTGATTGAGGCTGACGGTGACTACGGCCCGGTCAAAGGCCGCGTTCGTAAAATCCGTTCGACACCGAAATTGACAGTGAACGCACTTGAGCTTAGCGCATCGCGTTTGGAAACCTTGTATCCTGCAACCGCAGTAACTGCGGGCGTGCTAGAAGCAACTGATAACATCTTAATTACTGATTATGTATCGGTAAAATGGATTGGGCAAACAAAAGACGGTCGTGATGTCATCATCACGGTGAACAATGCCATTAACATGGACAACATCGACTTGTCGATGGTCGACAAAGAAGAGATTGTCGCAAGCGTCACGTACACAGGTACGTATGATGAGGGAGACAGACTCGCAGAGCCTTGGTCGATTGAGTTTCCGTAACAAACGATTTGAATAAAAAAGGGAGCGGGCCTCGGCTCGCTCTTTTTTACTATCAGGAGGATGCATCATGGCATTAACCGTTAAGCATTTATTCCCATTCTTAAAATTGATGAAGGCACTCAACATTCGCGATGAATTTAAGAACTTGATGAAAAACAAAGTTGATGTTAAGGCACTGACCGAAGAGCAACAGAACGAGATAATGCAGGAAAAAGGCATCGACATTTTGTTCACAATCATGGAGAAAATGCCAAATGCAGAGAAGGAAATCAAATCGTTTTTAGCGCTATACTCGGAGAAATCGCTTGAAGAAATTGAAGCGCAATCAATCGAAGAGTTCATCGAGCTAATAAAAGAGTTTCTACGTGAGCCGGATCTAAAGAGTTTTTTCAAGCAAGCGGTGAAATAGACGACGTCGAAGCTTACGACATCTTATTAAGCCGCTACCATGACATGTCCTTCGTGATGTCACTGGACATCGACACAGCCATCAGGCTGATTCATAAGGCATTTCAAAAGAACGAGGAAGATAGAGCGTTCCAGTTGTACGCTTCGATATATCCGAATTTTAACAAGAACAATTTTAAGAAGTTTACTGAATTTTATAAAGTGCAGACCGAACCAGTGAGTAGACGTTCGGCTGAAGACATCATGGCGACTGCCAATGAGATTTTACGGAAGGCAGGTGAGAAGCGTGGAACTGTTTAAGCTGTTCGGCACGATTTTGATTAACAACGAAAAAGCCAATGCAGAGATTTATGACACAGAGAAAAAGGCAAAAGCGGCGGCTAAAGAATTAGAAGAACTGTCAACGCAAGCGGCAGAGATGGCATTCACTGTCGGTGCAGCAGCAGCTGCATTCGTTGCGGGTATTGGCGTTAAAGCGGTCATGGCCGCCGATGATTTGAAGAAGTCACTTAACTTGCTTCAGGCGCAAACAGGCGCGTCTGGTACCGACATGAAACAGTTTGAAGATAGCATCATGCGTCTTTATAAGGCGAACGTGGGGCAATCATTCGATGATATCGCGCGGAGCATGTCAGAAGTTTCGAGAACGACGGGACTGTCGGGGAAAGAGTTAGAGAAAACCACCAAGAACGCCATCGCACTTCGTGACACTTTTGATATGGGCGTCAACGAGACGGCTCGAACGGCAAATTCTTTAATTAAGCAGTTTGGCGTCTCGGCTGACGAGGCATATGAGATTATTACGCAGTCGGCTCAGAAGGGTGCTAACAAAAACGGTGATTTGCTCGACACCTTAAATGAGTATTCAGGCATGTTCAAATCGGCAGGTTACAGTGCTGAGGAATTCGGTAACATTTTGATTCAAGGCGCAAAAGATGGTTCATTCAGCATAGACAAGGTCGGAGACGCGGTCAAAGAGTCAAACATTAGGTTAAAAGATGGAAGCAAACTGTCAAGAGAATCCGTCGAAGGACTTGGTCTTAGTTATGACGAGATTGCAAGCAATTTTGCAAAAGGCGGCAAAGTAGCAGCAAGTGCATACAACATGGTGTTAACCAACTTGAGTAAAGTCGAGGATCCGCTCAAGAAGAATCAACTTGCAGTTGGTCTTTTTGGTACACGGTTTGAAGATTTGGAGACCACAATACTCGGTACGCTAACCAATGCAGGTAAACACATTGATTTGACAAAAAGCTCACTTGACCAAATAAACAAGGTTAAATATGACACGTTCGGCGAAGCACTTGCGGGATTAGGACGTAAAATCAATGCAGATTTCTTTATCCCGCTTGGAAAGAAAATGATACCTGCACTTGAAAAACTGATAAAAACAGTTGAAGAAGCTGGACCGAAAATGAAAGAGATATTTGGCGGCGCGATTGATGTGCTTGCTGGTCTGTTTGTTGGACTCGCTAAAGCCATCGGATTTGTCGTGAAGCACTTCAAATTTTTCTTTCCTATACTCGTAGGTGTAACGGCTATGATAGCGGCCCAGTTTGTCATTGGTACGCTCATTCCAATGTACAAGGCTTGGCGAGCAACAACGGTCGGCATGACACTTGCGCAAGCTGCACTCAATGCAGTTATGGCCCTCAATCCGTTTTCATGGGTAGCCATTGCAATCGGCGTGGCAATAGCGGCCATCGTCCTTCTTATCATGAACTGGGACAAAGTCGTCAAGTATTTGGCGAAGGCTTGGAAGTGGATAAAAGACACATTCAAAAAAGCACTTGATTGGACAAAAGAGAAGGTCAAATCTGCGTTCGAATGGATGCGCGACAAGATTGTAAGCTCGTGGGACGCAATTAAAAACGCAGCAAAGTCCGTATGGGATTGGATCATGAGCTTCTTCAAAACGACATTTGGTAAAATTGTCGCTGTGCTCGGCGGGCCTATTACAATTGGTCTGGCTATTATTGCGAATTGGGAGACCATCAAATCAAAAGCCACGCAGATATGGAACGGTATCATATCGTTTTTTACGGGCGCAATTGAAAAAATCAAATCTGTATTCAGCGGACTTAAAAGCGGGATCTATAACATTTTTGAAAGTATTTGGTCAAACATCAAAAGTGTATTTGATAAAATCGCTAACATCTTTAAGGGGTTTCGCGGAACGCTTGAAGGACTGTTTGACGGTCTTTGGGATTTCATAAAGTCCCCGCTCAATCTGATTATTAGCGGACTTAATTTCTTTATTAAAGGCTACGAGTCAATGCTTAACAACGTCATCAGCGCGATCAACAGTATTCCAGACATCGAAGCGCCTGATTGGCTTGGTGGAGGGGAGTTTGGTATTCCTGATTTGAAAAAAGTGACGTTTGCTAAAATACCAGGACTCGCTGAAGGCGGTTCTATTACTAAAGCGGGAACGGTCATGGTCGGGGAGCAAGGCCCGGAGTTTCTTAACTTACCAAGAGGCGCCGAGGTCGTGCCGCTGGACAAGCAACAACAGTCGGT